CTGGTTCCATCAAACGTTTACTAAAGCCCAGGCTGGAGAAAATAAATTCGTACCCTTATCCTTACCTTGGACAGTTCACCCTGAAAGAAACCAGGCATGGAGAGATGAACAGGATATAATTCTAGGTCTAAGAAATGCAGCCCAAGAGTGTGATTGCGACTTTAGTACATCAGGTCAGACAGTATTAGAACCGGATCAATTAAATTGGATTGAAGAGAATACTATCGAAGAACCAATGGAAAAAAGAGGTATAGATGGTAATTTATGGGTATGGGATCAAGTAGATTACTCTAAAACATATGCAGTCATCGCCGACGTTGCTAGAGGAGATGGTGCTGATTATTCGGCATTTCACGTTATTGACATAGAAGCAGCAACCCAGGTTGCAGAATATAAAGGACACATAGATACCAGAGATTACGGTAATCTTTTAGTAGGTATCGCTACAGAATACAACGATGCTTTGCTAGTAATTGAAAACGCTAACATAGGATGGGACGTAGTTCAGACAGCAATTGAAAGAGGATATAGAAACCTTTACTACTCTCCTAGATCGGACATAGCTTTGACTAATGTTGAGATGTATCTTAACAAATTTGACTCTGGAGACGGAATGGTTCCGGGATTTTCTACAAATTTAAAGACAAGACCGCTTGTTATTTCGAAAATGATTTCGTATATTAATGAAAGAGCTTGCACTATAAGATCAAAAAGATTATTAGAAGAGTGGAGAACGTTTATTTGGAAAAACGGTAAGGCTCAAGCAATGTCTTCTTATAATGATGATTTAACAATAGCATGGGGAATAGGAATGTTTTTAAGAGATACAGCTTTGAAATTTAGACAAACAGGGCAGGACCTAGCAAGAGCAGCAATGAATAACATGGGTAAGACAAACTCAGGTTTTCAAATTTATACCCCGGGGGGTAATATGGATAACCCATACTCCCAAACTAATATATACGGAGAGTCCGAGGATATTAGATGGTTACTTTAATATATTTATATTTATAATAAATGGCAGAACAAAACGTATTTTCTAGATTACAGAGACTCTTCTCTACCGACGTCGTAATAAGAAATGTTGGCGGGAACGAGTTGAGAACAATAGATACTGAGAGAATCCAGACGAATGGTATTCTCCAAACTAATGCCTTAGTTGATAGATTCAACAGAGTATATACTACTTCTAATTCATACGCACATAATATCAATACAACTCAGAACTACCAGTCAATGCGTGTTCAGTTGTATGCAGATTACGAGTCTATGGATACAGATGCTATTATAGCATCAGCTTTAGATATTATTTCTGATGAGTGTACTTTAAAAAACGAACAAGGAGAAGTACTTCAAATCAGATCTTCAGATGAAAATATCCAAAAGATATTATATAACTTATTTTATGATGTTTTAAATATTGAATTTAACTTATGGGCATGGATTAGAAACATGACCAAGTTTGGTGACTTTTATCTTAAGTTAGAGATAGCTGAGAAAATTGGGGTATATAATGTTATCCCTTTCTCTGCCTACACCATTGTAAGACTTGAAGGAAGTGACGTCAAAAACCCATCTTACGTTAAATTTAAGTATGATCCAACAGCTGTATCAGGAGGTTCATCAGGTTATATGGCAACATATGCTGGTGCATCTCAAGAAGGTACTGGTATAGAATTTCAAAATTATGAAATGGCGCATTTCCGTTTAATAGGAGATGTTAATTACCTGCCTTACGGTAGATCTTACTTAGAACCAGGTAGAAAAATATTTAAACAAATGGTGTTAATGGAAGATGCGATGTTAATTCATCGTATAGTAAGAGCACCAGATAAGAGAGCTTATTATATTAACGTAGGAGCTATTCCTCCTAATGAGGTTGAAACCTATATGCAGAGAATGATCTCTAAAATGAAGAAAATTCCTTTTGTAGATCAGAATACAGGTCAATATAACCTTAAATATAATATGCAAAACTTACTTGAGGATTACTTTATCCCGGTAAGAGGTAATGACCAATCAACTCGTATTGAGACTGTACCTGGTCTTACATACAACGGCATCGAAGATGTTGCTTATTTAAGAGATAAGCTATTCGCAGCGTTAAAAATTCCTAAAGCCTTTATGGGTTATGAAAAGGATTTAACAGGTAAAGCAACCCTTGCTGCGGAAGATATTAGATTTGCTAGAACTATTGAAAGAATCCAAAGAATTGTATTATCTGAGTTAACTAAGATAGCTTTAGTGCATTTATATACTCAAGGTTATACTAGTGATTCATTAGTAAACTTTGAATTAAACTTAACTACTCCGTCTATTATCTATGATCAGGAAAGAGTAGCTCTAATGAAAGAGAAGATCGATCTAGCTTCTCAAATGATGGAAAATAACCTATTCCCATCAGATTACATATATGACAACTTATTCCACTTAAGTGAAAGTCAATATGATGAAATGAGAGATCTAATGATAGAGGATAAAAAACGTCAATTCCGTTATGCTCAAATTGAAAACGAAGGTAATGATCCTTCTGAATCAAATCAAGCATATGGTACCCCGCATCAAATCGCTAGTCTTTATGGAGGTAATGCAAATAGAACAGCAGCTTCAGAAGTACCGCTAGGATATAACGAGAAAAATCCAAATGAACCTATTCACAAACCAGGTCGTCCTCAAGAAAAAAATTCATTCATAGGAACAGCTAAAGATCCTCTTGGAAGAGATAGAATGGGTAATTATGATATGAAAAATAATTCTAATTCTGGAGAAGATGCTACTGGAAAAACTAAATATACCGGTGGTTCTCCTTTAGCTTTAGAGAATAAAAATACACAAATAGTATATCATACTAATAAAAGTATGTTTGAAAAAATAAATATCGATCACAAAATTAATTTATTCGAACAAAGTGATTTACTTAATGAGGGTAATATAATTGATGATATTGAATAAGTTAGATATTTATTATTAGTATATCATATCGTATGAGTAATATTAAAAAACATTCTAAATTTAAAAACACTGGTATCCTCTTTGAACTACTTGTGCGTCAAGTAACTTCTGATATGATGTCTAATCAAGACTCTAAAGCAGTTTCTATAATTAAAAAATATTTTAAAGAAACTGAGCTATCAAAAGAGTATAATGTGTATAATACAATTTTAAACGCTCCTAAATTATCAGAAGCTAAAGCTGAAACTTTAATTAATGCTGTATTAGATCAAAATAAAAAGATCAATTCAGATAAATTAAATAAAGAAAAGTATAATTTAATTAGAGAAATTAAGAAATATTACGATGTAGAAAATTTCTTTAAAGCTAAAATAGATAATTATAAAATCTTTGCAGCAACTTATAATTTATTAGAAATATCTAAATCTAAAGAATTTTCTGACACTAAACATCTTGTAGTTAATAAGATTACTTTACTAGAGCACATCACTAAAGAACTAATGAGTGAGTCTAAAGTAGAGAAGAAAGCCGTACAGGAATTCATGAAAGAAGATAAAGATGTTAGAATTTTAGCATACAGAATATTAGTAGAAAAATTTAACACTCAATACAGCGATCTTTCAGAAGAACAAAAAAGTATATTAAAAGAATACATTAATAATGTATCTGATACTAAACAATTAAAAGAATTTTTAAATAATAAAATAGATCAGGTAAAAGAAGAAATAGAGAATTTAATTCCTCAAATAGAAGATAAAGTAACTACTATTAAATTAAATGAAGTATTAAATTTAATTAAACCTATTTCAAGTAAGCAATCTATTAAGGATGAAAATTTGGTTTCTATAATGCAATACTACGAATTAGTAAAAGAAATTAAATCATCTTTAAAATGACTAAAGACGAGTTAAAAAAACATATTAGATTAAAAGTATTAGAACTACTTAATATAGATGAAGAGTCTGCAACAGGTGGTGAAGGATATTTAGGTAATACTGCTTTTAATCCAAATAAAAAAGCTAAAGGTACTGCGCATAACTACTTAACAAGTAAAATGGGTTGGAAAAATGCTCCATCTGTACCTAACCGTTCTTCGAAAGCAATTGATTATAAACAATTATTTCAAGAAGAAGAATTAAACGAAAATTACAATAGATTTAGAAATGAAACTAAAACCAGATCTAAATCAGAACAATACCATAAAGCAATTTTAGAAGTTAAAAAGAGAACTAACGAACTTAATAAACTTTTAGAATATGCAGTAAGATTAAAAGAAGAATTAAATCAGGTTGACGAAATTAAGTCATCTAGACATACTTTGAATGCTTTAGATAAGGTTACCGAAACAATTAAAGAGGTATATATCAAAGCTAAAAAGTTAAAATAGATGGCAAAAGTTAAAAGTGGTAGAGCAGCCTCTACCGGTATTAAAGTATCTTTTGGTAAACGCCGCCCAGGCAAAGCAGCTAAAAGACTTAATAAGCACGCAAGTGTAGGAAAAAAATATAGAGGACAAGGTAGATAATTTTAAAATATGAAACCAATACAAAACCAGTATCAAGACCTATTAGAAGGTAAAATGTCGAAACATAATTTCTTAACTAACGTTAAGAGATCATTATCTGATTATGTTTCTAATGTAACATCTTTTGATGATGCAGTTAAGATCCTAAAGAATAAAAGAATCTTAAGTGAAGTTAAAATAAAGAAAGAAAATATCTATAGCGATGATCTTGAAAATAATACATCTAATGATGATGCATATGGTAAGGCATTAGATTCTATGGATTCATTTGACTTTCATAAAGCAGCTATTGAATCAGCATCTGGTGATAAGGTAGAAAAAAGAGAAGAAGATGAAGAAGGTGAGCCTTTATATTTCAGCTTAAATAATGATTACGTAAATTATTATATTGGAAGCGGTAATAAAATTATAAAATATGATGCTGAAACAGGTGAAAGATATTCTATAGGTGATTTAAAAGATTACGAAGAAACAAAACAAGATATGCCTGGATTTGAAGGTACCTTAGATGCTTTAGATAAAATTTCTATAAATGAAGATTGGGGCAGTTCAGATCAGGCTACTTTTAATAAAGCTATTCATAAAGACTTAGGTGAACCAAAAAAAATGCCAATGCCTTTTGATCCTAACTTCGAAGCAGCAGTTGAATCAGCAGTAGATTTTTGGTGGGATGATTGGGATGAATATATAGAAGATAGACAAGGTTTAATTGACCATGCTAAAAGATTATATTACAGATCTTACTTCCCAGAAGATTTTAAAATGTTAACTCAAATGTTTAGCGAAACTAAAGAGGAGGATGATGCAATTATTGCAGCATATAATGATGAGCAGGAAAAACACGCATTACCTGGTGGTCATTTAAGAGAAGATGTTGAACTTGACCCTAAAACATCAGCAGAATTAGATAGAGTAAATCCTTTAGAATATAACACAGGTTTAGATTATGAATTAGATTTATCTAATGATTTCTCAGCAGAAGGATTACAGAAAGCTATCAAAAAAGTATTAAAGAATTTAGCTAAAGATCAAATTTATTATACTCATTTAAAAGCTAACCTTACTCAAAAATTTAATAAAAAGCAATTAGATGCTACTGAATTAGTACAGGTTAAAAAAGATAATCAAGTTGATGATTTTAATCAATTAAAAACTTTAGTTAAAAATCAATTAGCTAATACTAAAACTAATTTAGGTAAAAAAGAAAAAGCAACTAGTGTAAATCCTAAAGGCGTTAAATTAATGAAAGAAGATAAAGAAGAAAAATTTGACCTTAACAAATATAATAAAGATCTTTTCAAAAAGCAAAAACAAGATTTTACTGATAAGTTAACTAAACCAGTTACTCAGAAAAATACTCTTAAAGATAAGATTAAAAATTACGTAGCCAAGCAATTAAAAAAAGAAGCAGTTGGGTTTACAGTTGGAGGAAAAGAACAATTTGTAAAAAGTGCAGATGCTCCTGGATTCGAACAAAATTTAAAAAGTACTGGCGTTAAATATACTAAAAGAGTAGTTCAGTAATGAGTAAACAAGTATTAATAGAGCATTTATTATTTCAGCCGTTACCTCAGCAATTACAAGAAGCTAGATTAAATCCTAGTAAAAACTTAATTGTAGCAGGTAAGATGCAGGCTGCTAATAAGCCAAATGCTAATAAAAGAATATACGAAAAAGCTATTTTACAAAGAGAAGTAGAAAAGTATGTTCAAGGTCCTGTTGCTGAAAAAAGAGCTTTAGGTGAATTAGATCACCCAGAATCTTCTATTATAAACTTAAAAAATGTTTGTCATAATATAACTAAGATATGGTGGGATGGTGATGATCTTTACGGAGAATTTGAAATTCTACCTACTCCATCAGGTAATATCTTAAAAGAGTTATTTATATCAGGTATTAACGTAGGTGTATCATCAAGAGCATTAGGTTCAGTATCACCAATAGGTGAAGGATTAGTTCAGGTCGAAGAAGATCTAGAGATTATATGCTGGGACTTCGTATCAACACCATCAACATACGGTGCTTACGTTCATCCGATAGGATTAAATGAAGGATATAGTGCACAAGATATTGTTCAAGCTAGTAGATTCGGTAAAGTAAATGATTTAGTATCGCAAATTATATGCGAACAAGCAGGTATTTGCTGTATTAGATAATATATTTTTAAATATTTCTAGGAAAAAGTTCGTATTTTTTACGGACTTTCCTTGTTTTTGGTAGTCTAGTATATATTTATTACTGTATATATCGTCCCAATACGATATTGTTTTATCAAAAACCTTATATTGCTTGAATTATTCAAATAAGCAATCACAATCAACAAAAATTATGGCAAATCAAGAATTGTACAAGCAAGCTATTGCAGATGCAAAGCAGCTAAAGGACATTTCAATGGCACAAGCTAAAGAAGCTATTGCTGAAGCCTTTAATCCAAAAATCCAAGAAATGTTTCGTCTAAAATTATCAGAATTAGAAGATGATAGTTTAGAAGAAGAACATGATATGGAAGAAGAAGGATATGGCATGGAAGGAAAAAAACATAACATGGAAGCTAAAAAACATCACATGAAAGAAAAAAAACATGATATGGAAGAAGAACATGATATGGAAGGAAACGAACATGACATGGAAGAAGCTGAAGAAATGGAAGAAGCAGAAGTTAATGAAATGACTTTAGAAGAAATTCTAGCTGAATTAGAAGAAGGAATGGAAGACGATCAGCACTACGATGCTGAAGACGTTCATACTGTTCACGAAGCTGAGGAAGATGGAGAAGAAGAAATCGACGCTGAAAAAGCAGAATTAGAAACCGGCGAAGAAGCAGGTGAAGAAATGGCTAGCGAAGAAGCAGACGAAGTAGCTGAATTGTCAGTAGAAGAATTTAAAGATCTTATCCGTGATGTATTAGCTGATGTATTAGCTGGTCACGAAGCAGAAGAAGATCTAGAAGGTGGTGAAGAAGATGTTATCGGTTTAGATGAGATCTTAGCAGAATTAGAAGAAGAAGACGAAAAAGAAAAAATGGAAGAAGTTGAAGAAGTAAAAGAGCTTAAAAATGAATTACATGAAGCTATTGAAACTATCAACACTTTGAAAGATTCTTTAAACGAAATCAACTTATTAAACGCTAAGTTATTATACGTTAACAAAATTTTCAAATCAAAAAACTTAACTGAATCACAAAAAGTGAAAGTAGTTAATGCTTTTGATAGAGCAACCACTACAAAAGAAGCTCAAAACATTTACGAAACATTAAAAGAATCTTTAACTACTAGTACTACAAAAAATACTATTAAAGAATCTGTAGGATTTGCTTCAAAACCAATCGGTAGTGCACCAGCTCAACCAATTGTAGAAGCTGATACTTATGTTAATCGTTTACAAATTTTAGCTGGTATTAAGAAACAAGATTAATTTAACTTTTTATTTTAAAGAAAATGGAAAACAATTTAAATAGCTTGTTAGAATCTGCAAACCCTTACAAAAGCATGCAGTCTGACGCTCAAAAGCTAGTAACAAAATGGACTCGTTCAGGCTTATTAGAAGGCTTGGCTGGTCAAGAAAAAACAAACATGGCTGTTTTGTTGGAAAACCAAGCAAAACAATTAGTAGTTGAAGCATCTAACGCAGGTGGTGGTACTACTTCTGGTGGTACATTTACCCCAGGTACTGGTGAGCAATTCGCTGGTGTTGCTTTACCTTTAGTACGTAAAGTATTTGGTCAAATCGCTGCTAAAGAATTCGTTTCTGTACAGCCAATGAATTTACCTGCAGGTTTAGTATTCTACTTAGACTTCCAATACGGTACTGACAAAAACCCATTCGGTGTTGGTCAAGCAACTGGTTCAGTTTATGGTAACCGTACTGTAGTAGGTGAATCAGGATTCGGTAACGATAGAGCAGGCGGTCTTTATGGCGCTGGTCACTTCGGTTACTCAATCAACCAGTTCTCATCTTCTTTTGCTGCTGCTACTGCATCTGCAACTTTTGCTGAAGTTAACTTCGATGCTACCTTAACTGGTTCTATCGTTGCTGGTCAAATCAAAAAATTATCTGTAGCTACTTCATCTTTAACTGATTTTGATCCTAACGGTATCCGTGCTTTCATTATCACTTCAGGTTCAACTGTTACTGTAGATAAAAACTTACAAGCATTTACTAAATTAGTAGGTAATAACATCGATTTCTTCGTAACTTCTTCTGCAACTGCAATCTTATCAGGTTCATTCTTTACAGTAGAATACAATAAAAAGACCGACTTTGCTAAGCGTGGTGATTTCGAGGATGCTCCTCAGACTGGATACTCTACTCCAAATGCTGAATCAGCTACTCAAATCGTTATCCCTGAAATCAACGTACAATTACGTTCAGAAGCTATCTCTGCGAAAACTCGTAAATTGAAAGCACAATGGACTCCAGAATTTGCGCAAGATTTAAATGCTTACCATTCATTAGATGCAGAAGCTGAATTAACTTCTATGTTATCAGAGTATATCTCTTTAGAGATTGACTTAGAAATCTTAGATATGTTGATCCAGAACGCTCCAACTACTGAGTATTGGTCAGCAAAAGTTGGTAACCAATTAAATGCTGCTGGTACAGGATTTGATTCAAACACTTCAGGTGTATACTACACTCAAATGTCTTGGTTCCAAACTTTAGGTATTAAATTACAAAAAGTATCTAACATTATTCACCAACGTACTTTACGTGGTGGTGCTAACTTCTTAATGGTATCTCCAGCTATTGCTACTATCTTAGAATCTATTCCAGGATTTGCAGCTGATACTGATGGTGCAGCAGACACTATGAAATATGCTTTCGGTGTACAGAAAGTTGGTCAATTAAATAGCCGTTACAAAGTTTATAAGAATCCATACATGACTGAAAACTTAATCTTATTAGGTTTCCGTGGTAACCAATTCTTAGAATCAGGTGCTGTTTACGCTCCATACATTCCGTTAATCATGACTCCTCTTGTATACGATCCAGACACCTTCACTCCACGTAAAGGTATCATGACTCGTTATGCTAAGAAAATGATCCGTCCTGAATTCTACGGTAAAGTATTAGTAGCAGACTTAAACATTGTCTAATCTTAGATAGAGTTTAACCTTTAAAGAAAGGCCAGCAGAAATGTTGGCCTTTTTTTATTTAAACATATTTATATTAAATAATGTTACATAATATGAGTTCCAAACCACATACTGACGTCGTGTACGTCCCAAAGCGCAAGCCTAAAAATCCTATTAATTTTCAAATTACTCTAAACGAAGAACAAAAAGCAGCTAAAGCAAAGATTTTAGAAAATGTAATTACCATATTAACCGGTGGTGCCGGGTCTGGTAAGACATTACTAGCGTGTCAAATTGCATTAGACCTACTTTTCAATAGGGAGATTGAAAAGATTATCATTGCCCGACCTGTTATAACGTCTGGTGAAGAACTAGGGTTTCTCCCTGGGGATATAAAGGAAAAAATGGACCCATTTGTCGCACCTATTTACGAGAATATGCACCGATTATATTCTAAAGAAAAAATCGAGAAGTGTATTCAGGACGGTTTAATAGAAATCATTCCTTTTGCATTTATGAGAGGTAGAAATATATCAAATGCGTTCGTAATTATTGATGAAGCACAGAATGTTACTGATCGTCAAATGGAATTAGTTATAACCCGACTATGCCAAGGTTCAAAAATGGTAATTGTAGGTGATGTTCAGCAAACAGATCTAAAAGATAGAAAGATGTCTGGATTATATTTCTTAAATAAAGCAGTAGCAGGTCATATTCCTGGTACAGCTTCAGTACATTTAAAGGTTAATCACAGGCATGAGATAGTAGAACCAATCCTAGCTATATATAAAGAACATCTTTAGAAACGATCTCTTGCCATATTTATATTAGATAAATACTAATTGATAAATAATGGCTAATAAAGCAATTTACGACGGAACTCCTATAGCAATATCAGGATCTACCCCTTTCGGATTTTACGATAACGATACAGCATACCAATTAGACGGTCCTAAAGTAGCTAATTACTGTGCAAACAGGTTAGGTTACCCAATTATGGATGTGGAATTACAGGATGTAAATTTTTATACTTGTTTTGAAAATGCTGTTACAACTTATGGTAATGAAATTTACTTATTCAAGATAAGAGATAACTATATTTCATTAGAAGGATCTTTAACCGGATCTGCATTAAATAATACTGTTGTAAATCCAGGCTTAGGAAATATAATTTCAATAGCTGAGAACTATGCATCTGAAGCTGGAGCCGGAGGATACATAGAATGGTATACTGGCTCATTGCATTTAACACCTAACGTACAAAATTATGATATGAATGCATGGGCTTCTGCTTCTGCATCCTTATCTCAAGGAGATTCTATCGTAATTAGAAGAATATTTTATGAAAATTCACCAGCTATTGTTAGATATTTTGATCCTTACTTAGGATCCGGATTTAACTACCAAGGTTTAATGGAAACCTTTGGTTGGGCTTCCCTTTCTCCTGCAGTATCTTATATGATGTTCCCTCTTTATTGGGATATTGAAAGAGTTCAAGCAATAGAAATGTCAGATTATGTAAGAAGATCACACTATTCTTTTGAATTAGTCAATAATAAACTTAAATTATTCCCAATTCCTAACGATGCAGGTGGTAAATTAAGATTTGAATACTCTAAAAAATCAGATAGTTTAAGTCCATCAACAGGACCTTATTCAGGATCAGTAAATAGAGTAACTAATATGGGTAATGTTCCATATAATAATCCTTCATATACACAAATTAACGCCCCAGGTAGATATTGGATATTTGAATACACTGCAGCTCTAGCAAAAGAAATGCTCGGATACGTTAGAGGTAAGTTTCCTACCATTCCTATTCCAGGAGCTGAAACTTCAATGAATCAAGGAGACTTATTAACTGATGCAAGAACTGAAAAAGCATCATTAATTGAAAAATTAAGAGGAGATCTAGATGAAACAACTAGACAAAAACAATTAGAAAGAAGGCAAGCAGAAAACGAAGCAATGAAATCTACAGTATCTGAGGTTCCAATGTTTATTTATATAGGATAATATTATGGCGTTATTTGGAAGTGCAAGAGATATTGATACTTTTAAAATATTTTCTAAGGAATTAGTAAATAACATCGTAACCCAGCAAGTCGGGTTCTATAAAGTTGTGTTAGATGATACTCCGGCAAATATTTACGGAGAAAGTCTAACCAAACAATACATAGGTCCAGTTCTATTTAATTGCCTTATTGAAAGAGGTGACTTCACTACTGCTATGGAAGATTACGGTCCAGATGCATTCAGGGATGCTAAATTTAGATTCTTAAAAGATGATATGGTTGAAGCAGGAGTGTATCCTGAAGTAGGAGATATAGTGATGTATTATGAACATTATTATGAGGTAGGAAATGTTAACGAGAACCAATTAATAGTAGGTAAAGATAATGATTATGTTTATTCCGATGGACTACAAAATTACGGTAATAGCTTTTCTATAGTATTAGAAACGCATTATGTAAGAGGAGACAAATTAGGAATTAACCAGGTAAGATAAAATGGCTGAAAACTATAAACCAAGACCGGAAAATAGAGTAGAGTTTATGAATAAACTCGTAATGCCGTATGATAAAACTATTGGTAATCCTAATAGTATTGTTTCTGAACCTGTAAATCCAGGTGAACCCGAATTTAATAGAGCAAATCAGGTATCTCTAAATAATGATACAGATAAAAATGTGTCAGTAGGTATAAAAGATATTGATGAAGCTATTTTATATTATTTTAATGAAGTTTTAAAATTATCTGTAGTACAGAATAACACTAGATTACAAGTTCCAGTAATTTATGGATCTCCTGAAAGATGGAAAGCTGTTCAAGCTGATGGATATTACAGAGATGGTAACGGAAAAGTACAATCTCCGTTAATAGTTTTTAGAAGAAGTACCATAACCCCGGTTAGAGACATAGGAAATAAGTTAGATGGTAATAAAGTTAGTAATATTATACTAGCTGAAAAGAGATTTAACAGAAGAAATGTATATGATAACTTTAATGTTTTAACAAATAGAGTACAAAGTAAAGAATATGTAGTAGCTTTCCCACCAGATTACGTAAAAGTAACATATAATTGTATTATTTATACTGATTTTGTTGAGCAAATGGATAAATTAATAGAAGCTATTAACTTTGCTTCTAATAGTTACTGGGGAGATCCATCAAAATATCAATTTAAGAACATGATTGATTCATATTCTAATCAAATTGTTATGGAACAAGGTGCAGATAGAACAGTTAAGACTACTTTTGATATGGTAATGAATGGATACATCATTCCAGAT